GCTGCCGGCATCGTCATTCCTCCTCTACTTGGTGTTGTGCGCCCCTTTGCGCGCGGTTTAGCCTGCGCCTCGCTGACTGCCGTACTATCTCAGAGGCGCGTTTCATCCTAAGGCTCATACTGCTATACTCATGCCGCCGATCGGCTCCAAGCATCATTAGCATAGCCTTCCGATGCTCAAACGCCTCCACAGCGATCTTAAGTACCCTAGACCTCCACCTTGCATCCTGTAACTCACGGACCAACGCCCTACGGACCGGGCGCGTCCGTATGTACTCCTTGATCGCTGTCTCCTTGACGTCTCCTTTTGCCTTTCGCCTGTATGCCCTACCTATCTCAGCCTCCAGCACACTAAGCTCCTCCTCCAACGCCTCTGCCTCACCTTCTGCTCGTGCTCGAAGGAACCCCCACCTGGCCACCAGTGCCCCTTGCTGAGAAAACTCCCGCTCTAGGTCGGAGGTGATATCAAGCTGCGAAAGTAGGGCGCGTTCGACCCTGGTCCACCGGATAACGTCACCCCTGTCACCAGGTGAAAAAACCTCTGTTCCGTCAGGAGCACGTTTGGTCATTTCTTGGTCTCCTTTTCGTACTCCGTTCCCCAGCGCTCCTGAACAGTGATATCTACCTTCAAGGGGATCTCGTACCTATGCCTCCGGTCCGCAGGTAGTGTTCTTTCCATCCATCCCTTGATCTTCGGTATTGCATCATCAACGTACTTACGTGGGCACGAAAAATTCAAAGCATCGTGGATCGTCATGATTGACCGAAGCCCCGGCACCCTTTGTTCTCTGTCGCGCATACCGTTGTAGCAACGCCTGGTGGCTACTTGGAGGATGTAATTGGAGTACCCTTGAATTGGAAAATTCACCAGCATGCGGCCGATATCACCCCGCTCCCTGCGCAGTTTCCACGTATCGGCTGCCTCTGGAGAGTTAACCCATGCAACGCCCGGGCTGACATGGCGGATCCTGCCGTCATGAGTCCTACAAAAGCCCGCCCGCATTGCACGTGATATCCATTGCTCCCGCCACCTAGCAACCCCCTGGTACTTTCGGAAATACATTTCAAGAACGTTCTCCACGACCGTCAGCCTGTCCTCCCTTGGCATATCGATCGGGAAGGCGTCCTGGTTATCCTTTGCCTCAACGATGCCGTAGGCTGTTCGTCCGTACGGCACCCCGAAGTTGACGCCTTTCGCTATTGCACGACTGTTCTTTGGGATCGTCGGACCAATGCGCCTAAACTCCTCATCGGTCGGCATTCTCCACAACTGCACGGTGACGGCCATATGGGTATGTAGGTCGATACCATTGATCAGCTCATGGGCCATTACCTCATCCTCAGCCATCCAGGCCAGGACGCACAGCTCCTCCTTTGCGTAGTCAGCGGCCAGGATCACGCAATCATCGTTGTCGGGTACGAACAAACCACGAAACGGACCCAGGCGTGGGATGTTGTGCAGCTGCGGGTCAGAGCTACTTAACCTCCCAGTAACAGCGTTGGTCATGTTGTAGGAGGTGTGAATCCTCCCTCCCGCCGATACATGAGCCACAAGCCCGCCTTGTCCTTTGTCCTCAGGTGGTCCGTCAAGGTTCTTTGATTTGTTCGTACGGTACTCACGAAGGTCCCGAACAGCCTGCGCTATCCTACCCGCTGGCCCCTTGCGTAATGCAAGGGCAGCAAGGACAGCAGCATCGGTTGACACCAAACCAGAGGTTGTCTGTTTTTCCAGATTCGCACCCGCAGCCTCTAACAACCTAGCTATGTCCTTTGGTGCACCTGGAGTGAAGTCCGCAGGGGTCCAGGGCTTCGGCTTCTCCGGTTCCTTCCTTATACGAGGCTTCCTTGGCTTGCCTGTACTTTTCGGTTTCTTACCTTTTGGCCTCCCTTCATCCTCCCACATTTCAAGTTGCGCCTCGTTAGTGGCTTCCCAATGCGCTAACGCCGCCTCATACGCTTTCTCCCTGGCGGCGGCTTCTCCCATCCACCTGTGGCGTGCTTTCTTCCACGACAGGAGCTTGCCTTGATACTCCTCCTCCATCTGCGGGGAAAGGTACTTTCCGGCTGCTTTACGCAACGTAGCTTCTGCCTCTGCTACCTTCTGCGCATACTCCACAGCGACCTTACGCAGGCGTGGGAGGTCGATCCGTACCCCTCGGTACTCCATATCTGTGATAGGTGCGATCAAGTCACGTTCCGCAGCATATGGAACCTCAAGCCTCTGCTTTGCAATACGTGGCGTGAACCTGTCCCTCAGCTGCAAGGTGCCGTCGCAGTCATACCCGCAGTACCTCCACAGGATCTCGTTCGGGATCAACTCTGGCTTGAACTTACCCTTTTCATAATAGGGGTAGTTCATCGCATCATACTTGTCCCACCCCAGTTCCCATTGAAGCATATAGGTCAGGTTGTGCGGTTTGTTCTCATCAAGTAGGTGGTGCTGGACCATCGTATCGTCGCCCACACGAAGGTCGTAGATACCTGTTCGCCTTCGTATAAACTTCGAATCAAACTTGACGTGTTGCCCATCAACACAAAGCGTAGATCCTGGGGTGCGTTCCGATGCGGCCTCGAACAGTAGGCCAAGCTCCTCCTCTATCAAAGCAAGCTCCGCAGCAGACCAAATCGCTTTCCTAAACTGCTGGAGCAGGGGCAGAATGGTGGCAAACCCGGCCTGTGTTGCAAAACCCACGCACAGGATCACGTCAACAAACGGGTCCAGGCCGGTCGATTCGATATCAAATACGAACCGTGACGCGGTCAATCGCAACCTGCGAAGGTACCTCACAGCATCCCCAACCGTACGAAGTACCCGTACCTTCGTAGTGGGCATGTGATAAACAACGTCACCTCGCGCGTACCTTGCAGCAACTTTCAGGTCACGGATGATTTCTGCATCGTGCGACCAATCACGTAGGGCATAGGCCGTATGGTAGGTCGGAATTACCCAACACGTGTGGCTGTAGGTTTTCCCGTTTCGTTCAAACGAGAATGTTTGCCTCGTCGGGAAACCCCTCCAGCCTTTGATCCCTCCATGCGGCTGTGGGGCAAGCATTGCCATTGCCGAGGCACCCATAGCCACGATCACCTTAGGTCGCATGGCAAGGATATCGTGCAGCGTATAGGGCCAACAGGCTTCGAGGATCGTCTTTGTAGGGGTTTGGTTTCCAGGCGGACGGCAACGGCCAACGTTGGCTATCGGAATATCCTTCCGTCGCAGCCCCGCCTTCCGAAGGCAATAGTTCAGCTTCCGCCCCGCGTCGCCTACGAAGTTACGTCCTACGCTGTCCTCGTCGGCACCAGGCGCCTCACCTACAAGCAGGAGGTCAGGATTTGGCCTACGGTTTGAGGTTCTAATGCAAACGGTTGTTGCGTTTTTACATAATTTGCACGAGGTACACTTTGAGTCTGGTTTCTTCGGTTCTGGCACAACCCGACCTCTCACGTAATGCGCGGAGGCGCCACCATCCCGCGGCTCCTGAGGTTACTCAGGACCTGGAGAGAGGGTGGGTCGCACAATTGCGTGCCTCGGGCGGCGACGCCTCCGCACAATCCAATACCTGATTTTGTAGGTACTACAGCCGAGCTACCGATACAGCAAAGACACACCGCGCCTACTAAGACGCTTCACCAACAAGCATCGCGGCCTCGGACCACCGCGCAAACCCTACTGCTCTACTGCTCTGAATTTCTGCTGTGTGTGTGTTAGACGACCCAGCACAACGATACGTCGCACGCCAGGCTATCGCAAGAAATTTCCCGCAGCAGTAAAGAACGCGCAACAACAGACGAATACGCTTATGGGTAGAAACAAAACCAAAAACAAAACGCAGGAAAGAGGGCCGCAGTTGACACAGCCACAGGCGCTGCATACACTGACAGCTGGCTCCTTCGACTGGTCCTCGATGGGGCGCCATCATCTCTCCTGCGTAGCAAGGCGTCGGTCGGTACCGTTAACAGTTAACAACGGGATCGGCCGAGGTCTATCTACTACTCGGAGGTCATATAGCGCGGGTGGTCTCCCAGAATCAGCTCCTTTGCATACGGCAGGGACGCGATCCAATCGCAGATAGATTTCTGCCCACCAGTGTACCTCCACTCTGGCAGCCTATGCTCCTTGCGCTGCAGGAACATCGCCCTCGCTGTCTGGTAATTGAAGGTCATTGTTGCCCGCTGGAGGAACGACTCCGGGAGGTGTTGCTTCAAGTCGCGGATCACATCACCCGATCTTGCTTTCGAATGCCATATGTAACTTGCCAATTCGTTCAAATGCGCAAGCACCTCAGGCAGTACAACCCCGTCCTGGAAGTCATCTGGAGTCAATGGGCGCAGACCGAGGGTGTGCATCGTACTACAGCTGTTCCTCACCGTCGCCACCTTGTACGTATCCACCTCTTGCCAAATGTAGCGAGGCAGGACGAAATCAACCCAGATCATGATCTGGCGCGCAAATTTCGCATGCTCCGATCCGCCGTTGACAAGCCCGGCCGCACGGAACAGGTCCTTCTTCCCGATTATCGGCTCCTCCACACACACGATCGGTTCACCACACCAGGTCCACGCCTGTACGTGCTTCTCACCAAACGCCGTATCACTCCTGGCCCAGCTGTCCATTGGGTTCCGCATCGCCCTAGTTATCGCCCTACGAAACCCGTACACCTCTGTTCCTTCGATCAACACTGGTCTCTCCTTTCAATAAAAAAAACAGGTCAGCACAAGAAGCAACCTACCGACAAAAGTGTAAGCTAGACTACACCGCTTAATATATACTTCATATGCGTATGCAATAGTAGTAATCAAACAGATGTAGTAACTAGTCTAGTTAGTACGTAAGAGGTACGCGCGTGCGCGATAGTTGATCTTATATGTCCCACTAATCACTATTCGTCTTAGTTAATAGTGACTTTACATTACCCTACAGTTACTTGTTACTTCGTATAAAATAGATTAGTGAAGAAGACTCCCACCGGCCGGCACCTGCATGATGATCGTGACGCGCAGAATTACCGCTGACGCGCCAGCACACCAACAACAGTATTGTTGCGTGAGTCAACTAGGACGAGCGGGTTAGTCAACACGTCCTCATTCCATGCCAGTTGCATGTTGCAGGTCTCAGTTGCGTAGGTGACTGTGCACCGCGAAGGGTACCTAGTAGTCCTTCTAACAATCCGAGGCAACGGCATAGGGGACGGTGCGACAAAGTAGGGCTGGAAGCCGAAGGATGACAACGCTAGGTAGTACCGCAGGTCAACAGCAACAGGTGTGTCCAGATAGGCAGCAACACGCCTGGACAAGATGACAAAGGACCTTCTCTCGACAACAAGCGCATTGTACTTCTCCCTGACCACAGCCACAGAATCAAGCTGCAAATGCATGCCCACCAGCCAAGAATCACCCACAACAAGGACCGGTGAGTCTGGGTCATCTACCCTCCACCTATGCGCAGCGAGACCTACCAGACTGGTACCCACCCGAGGAAGGACGCTTTCCAGGGCAGGGACGCCCCTTGCCGCGCTACTATCGCCGGTCCAGGCACGAACGAAGGGCTTACCCCAATCAACACCCTTCACTGTCTTGCCTAAGGCAGGAGCAAGCGTTGTTTCCACATACCCACCGGACACACACAGCAGCCAATGCCCGTTCGAGACCAGGTGCCTACCTTTGTAAGGTTTGTGGAAAAGCAAAAGTGACGATCCGACCAGGCACTTCCGCAGGTCAAAGGCTGAAAAGGCATCATGCATTGCCACCACCCTGCACCTTCTCGCACGGCAGCAAACGCGGCTGCAGCCCTCCCCACAGCTTCTCTCGGAGCGTGCGGTGTAGCTCCCACTTCTCCTCCGCCGTCACAGTTCTATTGGGTGGGGTAAGGACGGGCTTTGTCCCTCGCTTTGAAACCTGGTAATGGTGACGGCACAGCAGCCGGTCCTGGTACCCGGTTCGGGTTGCTGGCTTCCCGCACTCCTGCCTGTGCGCCACAAGGTAGAACTCACACTTGAACCCGTCAGACTCGCGAAACGTTGCCATAGCAGACTCTCCTTTCTCAGACCCGTTCAGACTTCGCGTTGAAGCTACCGTATCCTTCGTCACAGCGGACTTTCAAGTCACCAGCTGGAGCAACCGCCCCTCTCTCCCTCCTCCCGCGCAATGTCCAGCCTGGCCGCTGCGTCCTGCATTGTGTACGGTGCCCTACTGTACGGCCTCACGGTAAGGTGCTGGTGTGCTCCGCAGCCCTCCTGGAACGTCTTGTGGGCCATGCGAAGGGCAACAGCTGCCGTTGACGCACGGACCAGCCCTACCGGAGCAACGACGGGGTCTCCACCATCAAGCGGCGCCGTGTCGTGCCTGAGTACAATGTAGGTCCTCATCATCTCCTCCTGTCCTTCCTCTGCTGCTGGTGTTGTTGCTAGATCGAGAATGCCGCGGAGTTGAACTCCTCGTCATGCCCAGAAACGATCTGCCGCAGT